CCATCTGATCGTATAGGCAATGTCCATGTCCATGATTTGAAGTAGTTTGTTCCTGCGTTTGTTCCTATGTATTGACCTAAGAATTGAAAACTTAAATACTGTTTTAAGTTTTGTCTGAATTGTTCCCATTGCAGAAGATCAATAAAGTTAATTGTTGTATCAACAGTACACTCACGTTTCACAGCGTACGCTCTATTAAAGTTCTGTGAATTTGTAAATGTATAATGATGTTCATCAGGGGTTTTCAAAGAGACTTTCAATTCTTGAACATCAACCCATGTTGTTGTTAGAGGCGACCCTGTAATTGCATCAAGATATAATACTGTTTGCCAGCCTACTAAAGGTTCATCTGACAAATCAGTTCCTATTGACGCAATTCTATTTGTTCCTGATAAAGGAGTTGTTGTTCTATCTCCTAAAGGAAGTTTATCTTGTGCCATTCCTTTTGCTGTTAATGTTGCTTCAGTTAAGGCTTTAATATCAAAGTCACCTTCTGTGAAGAAACTAAAAGGATGTGTCCAAGATCCAACACCATCATACCATTCAATTGCTGCAGTATATTTATTTGCTGAACTCAAGAATGTTAATTGCCAACCAAATGCGCCTGTAATCACAATTGTTGCTGTATATGACGCGTTTGCAATACTTGAGATAGCACTATAAACATTTGAACTATAAAGTGTTCCTGCACCGCTAACAGTAATTACTTCAGAAGTACCTGCTATACCGTTGACTGTTCCTGTAATTGTAATTGTTCCTGTGACTGTATATGATGAAACAGTAATAATTAAACGCATTCCTGGAGCAGTAGGAGCACTTGGACTTGAAAATGTAGCAGGCGACCCTGCAGTTACAGGAGTTGACGCAACAATACTTGTAGGAGTGGCAGGAATAGATGCAATTGTTGGAGCGCCCATCATCATGTAGGGCCACCAAAGACTTAAATCACCATAAACATCTTGTTTTAATTCATCAATTGAAGTTTCATTGATGAGATGCACAATCTTTTTATCACGCTCGATTAATGTATTGTGCTCATTAGGACTGTAAACTTTAGGTTTTCTCTGTGATTTTAAAATACTAGGAATTTGAAACTTTCCTGCTTGAATGTAATATACAGTAATTGTTGCGTTTGAAAGTCCTGTAGAAGTAATATTTGTAATTGCTGTATATGCATTCACTGTCACATATTCATTTGAAGCTAATTGCGCAGATTGTGTTTGCTGCGCTGTAGGAGCTGCAATATTATACGTTTCAGTACTTGCAGGAGTCCCTGTTCCTGTTACTGTAATAGAACCTGATGTTGTCCAGTTTGTGATTTTAATATGATATCTCACGCCAGTAGAACCTACAGGTGCAGCAATACCTGTCATTGTCGCAGAAACAGCTTGTGTTGCCAAAGCAAGCTGCTCTCCGTTTGCTGTTTCTAGCATGAGATTAACTGTACCCTTTGCAGCTGTTGCTGTAATTGGCATGAGATGATCTCCTTACGTTATTCTAGAACTGAGGAGTCAGAGCTCTCTGCTTTCTTTTTTGATAAATATCCTGGTGTTACAATTTCTTTTGTCTCAGGAGATATAGATATCGTTCCTGATGTCTCTGCGATTGGTTTCAAAGAACTAACACTATAAATTGTATTAGTATCTTCATCTATGACAACTTTTGTTCCACCAGGAAAAATTCCTGGGATTCCTGGGATAATTCCTGAATGTTCAGGAAATACCCATGTTTTCAAATTCATGAAATTACTCCTGGCGGTGTAGGTACAAACCATTCTTGCCATGTTTGTATTTCAATCATGTGCGCTCTTAACCATTGGCCGTTTCTCATTATTTTAAGAAATTTTCCTGAATGCGGTTGAATTTGAGAATGATACACTGAACCAGCATTTCCTAATGTTGCATGTATTTGAAATGGTTGTATTAAAGCATCGCGAACTTGATAAATTAATTGCTCTGCAGCATTTGAATTATCAAGGTTCACTAGAGATAATAGCCACCAAGTTTGTTCATCTCTGATTTTGCCGCCAAATGTAAAGTGCTGCGAATTATCCCTATTTGCATATACTTCTAAACATGCTGTATTTGCTGTTGCAACGCGATCAGTAATATCTTTAATTTCTCCTAATTGAACAAGATCATAAACAGAAGTTGATGTGTTAGGATATACTAAAGGAGAACAAAATCCTACTATAGCGTTGCCTATTGCTAATGTATTAGGACCTACTGTCATGCTTGACTCGCTTTAAAATCAGCAATTGCTTCAGCTGCTGCTAAATTTAACATTTGCAAAATCATTGTTTCATTATCTTGTAAAGATGGTTCAGCATACGGTTTTCCTTCTTCTGCATATAATCTTCCTAGACTGTCTTTGCCAAAAAATCCCATTTCCATGCGCCAGGCATAAGGAACTTCTACATCAATAATCAATGTTAAAGGACCTTCTAAAAAAGGTTTTATTGAATCAGCAAGAGTACCTTCTGGATTCGCGAAAACTTCCCATGTCTTTGCATCCATTGCAACTTGTAACATATCACCTATTTCTAATAATTCTTGTGATATATAACTTGATAATACTGGTTGAAAACTCGGTAAATGAGAAATCCAACCTAAAGAAGATGGGTCCCATGCGATTGTTAACATTGATTCTGACATTATGTTCCTCGCATTCTTGTACACACAAATGACCAGTGTCCATCTATATAATGCAATTCAGGGTCAGAAATAATCAAATACACTCTTAAAGCATTTGTTACAGGATCTATATTCACTTGATCTTGCATATGATCTCTAAATAGAACAAGGCCATAGATTGAAGGTAAATTTATTGTTATAGCTGTATATGTAAAATGTGTATCAGCGCCCTGAAAAGAAGCAGCTTCTAATGCATTCATCTTATCAAGTTGCATCATAATATTGCTTTTGTATGTTGATCCGTTTCTTAATAAATTTACCCTAAGATCATATGACATTTTTAGAACGCCTGTACAGTATAATTATCTAAAATTTTCTTTGCTCGTTTAAATAAAATGCTATCTCCTGTTGTTTCTCCTCTAATTGCTGCACTAATATGTCTGTTCCCAGAGCTGACTTCTAAGGCTCCTATAGGATTATCTCTTTTTGCTAACTGATCAGAGACCAATAATGTTGCAGCTTCTATAATGTCATAAGGCAAAGTAGCATAGCCAGCTTGATATGTTAATGTTACTTGTGCCTCTCTATATCTTGATGTTACATTCCAAATAGGATAAGGAGATTGACCAGACCCCGGCAAAGGTAATGGCATCATATTTGGCATTGAACAAATTTGTTTATCACTATCAATAATGACTTGAGCAGGATCGTAATTAATAGTGTCTCCTACTACTGTTGTGATTGATAATGCTGAAATACTATTTACTGGCCAATGTCTTGGACGAAAATGTAATGCCCATTGATTATCTATAGAAGCTCGCATTGTTGGCATTGCTAGTTTTTCATTTGTATATGTAAAAGTAAACAATGTTTGCTTACATATAGTTTCTAATAATTGGCTTGCTCTTAAAATATGTTCAGCAAGTGAACCTAACACACCGTCTGAGCTAAAAGGAGTTCCTAATGCATGTGTATATGTTGTTGCAGAAATTGTTATTGAAGTTGCATTTACTGCTGCTGTTGATTGAACAATAACATTTTCTGAACTTGAACCATCAAAAATTGTTAATACATCATATTGATTTAATTGAACTGTTAATGCAGTAACAGGCAGTGTTGTTGCCCCTAGTGCTGTTGCACTAGTAAGACGACCTTTATTTCCTATGAGACTATCCCATTCTAGTCCTGTTACTGATCGTTGCCAATCAAACCAACTAATGTACGAATTCACTTTTTATCCTCATGCATATATTGCATTAATAACAAGATCGCCTGCACTAACACCTGTACTATTATTATCAGCAGCTCCTGTGACTGTAGCTAGTCCTAATCCTAAAGAACAAGCAATAGGTGTTGAAAAATAAGCAGTTACTGTCGTAGAACCTGCTATTTGTACGGTCCAAATCGGTGTATCTGTTCCTGCAACTGGGGCTGTTGCTTTATTAAAAAATTTCACAAATTCAGTTGTAGAAGCAGTTGTATTGCTAATACTGTATCCATATAAACTTCCTGCACTTGCTTTAATATTTGTATTATTAGCAGAACCTGCAGAAACTAAATGAAATGGTGTAGCCCCACCTGTTGATGTTGCTTGTTGATTTGTTCCTAAAACAGATTCATTTGAAGCAAGAACAACAGGAATTGAATTTGCCATTGTTGCTTGACCAAGTGAAATAGTTGAACCGTTCACTTGATTTAAGTTAACATTTCCTGCAATTGTTGAAAATGCAAGAGTGTTTCCTGATGTATCAACGAGATAGAATGGGAGCGCTATCGGCTTCCCTGAATCAAAAAATTCAGCATTCGGTGCTGTGCTTGCTCCCATACTATTTTTTACTTTCTACTTTTTCCTATTGTGTTCTCCAGAATGCATTCTAAGCTAGTATATATGCTCAAGGCGTGCCTCATTTTCTTAAGACATAAATACTATCATCCATAATGAGTCACCTCAGAATGCATTCTGGCACAATATTTTAATTCTAAGATTTGTAGTCAATCGATAATTTCTCAAAAGGAATATCTTTTGAAGAATAGGCATGTTTATCTACTTGCATCAAAGCTGGATACCATCTATATCCTGTTGAATATGAACCGTAGCCTACAGACATTTGATAACTAGGAACAAACACATATGGTTGAATTCCCTGATTTGCAGGCAAATTATTTTGCCCTAAAACTGGCTGCGTTATACATCGATTGTGCATGCTGTTTTCTCTTATCTGCTGTGACTATTACTCTTTCGTTTACTCTTCAGTCCAGCTTATTGCTATATCAACAACGCAACCGCTAGGAAGAGTTGCTCCTCCAAGATTAATCGCAAATTCTTGTGCAACACCAATAATCGTCATTGGTTCGCCGATACTAGAGCCATATTCATAAACGTATCGATCAGTTGCATATGCTTGCGCTCCTGGGGCAACAGCCAAATCAATTCTCGCTGTTTTCCAAATCACAGCTGAATTATCAATTGTTGGTGCAACAGAATACAAATTAACAGTTGCTCCGGCAGTACCATCACCACTATTATGCTTTAGAGGTGTAGGATTTGTTGCCGTTCCGCCTGTATTCGCAATTGTATGCTTTTTCAGTGTAAACAACAATCCAGATGCTGCTGTCGCTGCGCCTGAAATTTCAACACGAATAATTTTAATTGTTTTAGACGCAGAACCGGTCAGAGTAATATAATCAGTAGGAGTTGCATATGGTGCAGTTGCAGAAATTGCATATGTATATGTCGCTTTTGTCCCATTTGTAGGAACAACTGAACCCACTGATGCTGTTCCGGCAATTAACTGAACAGCTGTTGCTGCATATGGCTGACCATTTGAATCAGTGTTATTAACAACACCTTGCTGCGCAACTGTTCCTATATTAGGAACATAGACACCTTCAGCTGGTCTACCTTGAGTATCTAAAGGAAGCGCCCCATCTGTGACGTATGTCATTCAATCACCTAGTTTTTATAATCGGTGCCCATTGGCCCGGGTTTTGTTGACATTGATTTAGGTGCTAATTTATCAAAAGAAGGACCTTTTCCTGGGCTTGGCATAGGAGATTGACCTTGTAAAATCCCTCCTGTGCTGTAACAAGGATGAGGTGGTCTGCCTACAGCATCTGAATTTGACATTTGATAAGGAGCAGATATGGATTTTTGTTTTTGTCCAGGAAAACCTAATCCTTGATACACAGGAATGCTATCGCCTCTACCTACATTTGAAAGCATTTGAGGAGTTGAACTTGATCCTGGCGCAACACTCGGATTCCCAACAGATCTGCTCATTCCTGGCATTTTTACACTTGATTGCGGATTATTTGAAGGGCTAAGTGTTCCAAAGCCAAGTGAATCTAATCCTGATGTTGTTACAGGAGTTGCAGGATTTCTTTTTGTCATTTTTTCTTCTCCATTCAAAAGAAATATCTAGGCGTTTATCGCTCTGATTTTATTTCTTCTTATGCTGTAACAAGACCTGTGAGAATTCCTTGTCCACCTAAGTATTGGCACACCATTGTCTCTGAACTGTATGTTCCATACATCCATTGCGTTGGGTGTGACTGATCAGGAGGATACTCTAGTGCCCACATCTCTCTATTCACACTAATACGCAGTGGTGGTTTATCGATTTCAGCAACTTGGAAAGGAAGTGTTAGGCTTACAGCAATAATAGTTCCTTGCATCAGATAAGGAACCATGATGATATCCATCAATCTTCCTGTTGTCTGATTAATCCATTTTGTTGCTCTGCCACCGCCAACCAAATCACTTTGAGAAGGACCAGTAGGTTGAACATTCACACGATAATTTGTATTTTGCGTAATGATATTTGATAAGGCTTTATGATCTTTTACAGACACGAGTAAACATTCTGGGTTTGCACGTGAATTAAGATACATAGATTCAAGCCAACCATCAATATCTGATTTTGCTAATGCTCCACCTGTATCTGCAACTCTCTTCACTGTTGCGGTTTCACCACCAACACCTACTGTGCTTAGTGTTCCTGTGTTGTTGTAGATCAGGCTTTGAATACCGTCAAATGTTAAAGGAGTCGTAGAAGTAACACCTGTACCGGAATACGTACCTGAAGGGAATACAACAGGAGGATTAGCAGGGGCTCCTGAACTTAATGTATTTGAATAGTGCATACCTACAGTACCCTGAGTTGTTGAAGAACTTGGGCTAGGAGTACTCACTAAAGTAACATTAAAGTACCCTGAAGCTACGCCACCTGGATCATCTAATGCATGCACATTTGCAGGCAAGAAATTTGCATTCCAGTCTGCCAAGTTCATATTTGCATTTGATGGCTGTGTTGATCCAGAACCTACATACACATTATAGCGAATTGCATTAGGAACTCGCATAATGTTAAAGCTAAAAGTATTTGATGAACCAGAACCTGTTGTTACTGAAATTGCTGTTGGGCTTGATCCACCAAATGCAGTAGATTCACCCGTTTGAGTGAATGTTGAACCTGAATAAGAACCCGTCACAGCAGTTACGATAACCCAATATGTTGTCGTTGCGGATAAAGATCCACCTGATGTTGTAGTAGTAGGAGTATTTGCAGGTGCTGGTGGCCATAATTGCTGTGCTGCATTTAAGTACCAGACTTCTTGGCCCAACATCAAAGAAGGAGCAAGTTTTGATGCAACTTTTGCTCTTACATCAGGTTCAAACATTCTAGCATATAATTCTGATTCAATAGTTACAATATCAGAAAATGCTAATTGTCTTAGAATGTTTGATTTATTCACCCAGTTGTAAGATGCTTTTTGAGGTGCTTGCTGTTGCGGTAGAATAAAGGATCCAACAGATGGACCAACACCGCCAAAAACATCAGTAATTGCTCTCCAGTTCTCAATGTCAATACCTACACTAGGAGTTCTAGGAAGCATATTTCTGAACGGAGTATCAAAAGGAACAACAAATTTTGCTAATGGCTCAAGATAATAACCGGTCCAGTCAGCATTGTTTCCAATCCATTGCTGATCACGATTTTGAGAACCTTGAACAATTTGATTAATAGTATCTTCACTAAGTCTTTGATGCACATACTGTTTAGGAAGATTATGTTCTCTTACAGCTCGAGCAAAGCGGTCTGAAAATTCATCGCCATTCTCGTAAGGAATACCATTACGAGCACGTGCCATTGCTCTAGCTTGATTTGCTAGGACGTCTGTTTCTGAATACAGACTTTCGTCAATAATACCAGCTGCTGTTTTTGAATCTCCTGACTTTTGGGCATTTTGTGGCAGCTGTTCATTGACAATATTCTGCAATGAACTCATTATCTATATTCTCCTTAAAGGATTATCTTCTTTTTTGTGCAATTAAGCCTTCTGTCATGGCATCAACTTGTTTGTCTGTAGTATCAAGACGACCTTGCCGTGACATAGTTGCTATTGCATCGTAAACTGACCCATAACTTTGTTTTTGATAAGAAAGAGGAGGATCAGTTGCAAGACGTTTTTCAGCAGGTGTTGCTTGTTGCTGTGGCGCAGGTAATGAGTTCGCATTCATGACCGGACCCCCTGGCATCGGCTGATCTGCAATCTTTTCGACTTCTGCTTTTACCGTTGACAATTCAGCGCGTAATTCTTCAAAGCTCGAATGAGTTGGCAGTGCTGATAACTTCGAGTCAAACGCATCAAACGCACTCACTAGTGCTCTTGAAATAACAGAATCTACATCTGCTGCTTCAGGAACTGCTCTTGAAAGTGTTCCTGCAATTTTTTGCAATCGAGAATAGACAGGTTGCAATGATCGTTCAATTACGCTTTCGATCATTCTTTCTACGTCTACTCCTAATCTTTTTGCATCTTTATCTGGGTCGTCTAACCCACCTAAATCAATGTCTCCATCTTTATCAGGATCTAATGTACTGATGGCTTTTTGACATTGAGGACAATTTCAATTTTCCATTTGTGTCATGGCTGAATGCAATGTGGATTTAATTCCTTTATGCATTTTTGCCATTGTGTCGTTAGACATTCTTGCACCTAATCGTTCAATAGGTTGATTCTCTTCTTCAGAGACATCAAGAATATCTGTTGCGAAACCATCTGCTCGAACGATTTGAATATTGCAGTTGGGACAACTTGGATTATCGACAAGAGACACTTCAGCAATAGAATAACGAGGTAAATAAGGATATTGTTTGCCTTCATATTCTTTTTTGGGCCATTTGCTAATATTATTTCCGAATTCAGCATCAGGAATAACTGATAAAGAGAACCCTGTTAATACATCATCTTCAACCTTCATCCAGGTATCTTGGGCTCCTCTAGAAACTCGAACATGGAGATCAACACTTTTGCTTTTGTCATTAAGGAAGTGTTGAATTCTTTTTCCGACAGCTTTTTTAGGATCGTGTTGTTCGCGAATATTTCCACGCCAGGTTTCCCATGCTTTGGGATAAAATGCGAATATTGTTCCGTAAGAATCAGGGATTTCTGCTGTAGCTTGTCCAATTACTTCTCTTTTTGCTAAATCAACTCGAGTAAATGGCATATACATTGAAGGTCTGTCGCTTGTGTTTATAGCAATTGCTCGATCTTGTGCTTCATTAGGATGTGAATGTTTGTGACTATTCTCATCTGAGTGCTCATGACTATGACTATGTGCTGAACCACCGTGCGTATGCGTATGTTTATGTGAACCAGAATAAGCATCATGCTGCTCTGCTGTAACAGTTCTTTCTGCTTGCTGTTCTTCTGGATTATCATCTTCCTCGTCATTATCTTGAGGAACAGTAACTTTCTTTTTCTTTTTCTTTACAGCAGCTGGCGGCATATCATCTTCATCGTCATCTTCATCATCAGACGCAGATTTCTTTGATGCTGTTTGTTTCATATCTTGCTGATCGTCATCTTCTTGCATTGCTCGTTCTTTCTTTTCTTCACTTCCTTTATCTTCTTCATCGTTTTCCCATGATTTAGGTAGTGAAAAACCTTTTTTCTTTGCGATTGCTTTGATTCGAGATTTTACAGCACCTGGATTATCTGCATGACCAATAAGCGATGCTGCATTATGAACATCTTGCTGCGTTTTAATAGGAAATGATTTATGAGGACCAGCAAAATCTGCCTCATCCATACTATCTCTTTCATCTTGAGAATAATATCTTCTATATAAAGCTTCTAATGCTTGTTCAAAAGATAAATCTGATAATCTTTCTTCTTTGTCAGAATTGCTGCTTTTTTCTTCTTTTTCACTGCTGCCACTTTCTTCATCTGACCAAGATTTAGGAAGAGGGTATCCTTTTCTTTTTGCAATCGCTTTAATTCTTGCTTTGATTTTATTTTGATCGCCTTTAGTTCGGCCTAAATTCATTGCAGCATTAATAACATCTTGAGGTGATTTAATAGGAAATGCTTTTGCTTCAGGGTCTCCAAAATCTGATTCTGGCATTTCATCTTTTTCAGATTTAGGAAAAAATCTTCTATCTTCTGTTTCTGAAGGATGAAATGATGAGACAGCCTCTTCTAGAGGCGAGATTTGATTTGTTTCAGCCATAGAAACAGGCCATCCTTTATAAGAAAGAATGGCCTTTGTATCAATCTACTATGGCTCTACATATTTTTTGTTTTTATTATAACACAAACAAGCAGCGTTTGTACTATTTTTTAACACTTGTTTTCTGCGTTTTTCTGGCTTTACTAAACGCAATCGCTATTGCTTGTTTTTCAGGATAATTTTCTTTGCGTAATTGTGCAATATTTTGACTTACTGTTTCTTTACTTTTTCCTGTTTTGAGTGGCATATTTTGCCTCCTTCTCATTATTTTATTATAATTATATACTTTTTATTGGTTGCATGTTATAATCTGTTTCAGATTTTATTCGTAAAATCCTAGCAGCAAGTGGTATATGCTTTTTCATAGCATATACCTTTTTAAAGATTATTTTTTTTTAAGAGAGAAGAAGAGAAAAGAGATTAAGATGAATAAAGTAAACCCTCTTGATATTATTGATCAAGAATTAGCAAGAC